GTTTCGACAATTCTAGGGAAACGAAGTAGTTTTCTTTGGTTTCCTGGAATCATTGCAGACCCTTGGAAAGGACCTACCTTATAGTTGGGCAATCCAGACGCTGCAACGTAAACGTAGTTAGTATTAAAGAATGCGTTCTGTATATTAGAAGTAAATAACGAAATTACTTCATCAATAGTGCTTTCAGTTGACTTTCCTCTGTTTAGGTCAACAGAAAGAAGTATATTACCCTGTGGAACGATGTCCATTGGGGTAGGAATGCTATATGAGAAGGTAAAGTCGTCTAGACGAGAAGTAACCTCAAATGTACCATTATAAACAGCAGGGTTTGCACCATAAATGGTAACTTGGTCTTCTACAAGCAAACCATGTGGGTTAGAGCAGACAACAGTAGCAGTTTGGTTGTTAAGACCACCAGGATTGATGGAAGTAACGCTAATTAACTTCTTAACGTTGTATAACCATGATTGGAGTCTCTCATCTTCACCAGATGAACCTAGAGCAGCAACATTTAACTTATCTCCAGGCAAATAGTAAGATCCACTGTCTTCTAATACAGTAGTACCCGCTTCAGCGATACCAAGTACTCTTAACTTGACTTCATCGCTAGTTCCACGGTTAACATAGACAAAAATATCAGAATGAATGGTTGTACCAGGATCCCAATCCTCTACAACACCATTTTGAGACCTAGTACACTCAATAAACTGGTTTAGTGACTTTTCTTTGTACTGTACAGTCTCTACATCATCAATAATGATAGTACCGTTCTTTTCTGGCCATCCAATTGTACTATCAACCGTAATTATGTTACCTGTAGTTGATAATGGTTCTACAAGGTTGGTTTTATAGGGAATCTTAAACTCACCAGTGAGTGTTTCTTCAGATATTGCTAATTCATAGATTACGTCAGTTCCCTCAATAATAGAAATGACGTTTTCGATCAAAACGTTAGCATCTTTGATGTTTTGGTCAACAGGATCTACATATTGGACTAATTGAGCATTTGCAAGATTTGCGGGATCACCAGAAATCAATTTTGCACGCAAAATGGTGTCAACAACCCAAGAAGCATTGGAAGGTTTGATTAATTCATCTCTAGGATAGAATATATCAACTTCTTCACCAAATAGAATCTTAAAGAGGTATTGAGCAGCAGTTTTCGTACCTTTAGAAAGGTAGAAGTCCTTAATTGTCTTAATTACCTGAATCGGATTGACTTGAGTGTAGTCAATATTGATTGTAGGCATATATTGACGACGGAACTTGTCAAATACCTGTGTAATAATCTGTGCATCAAGGTTATGTACAACTGCACCAGTTGCATGATCACTTTGCCTTAGTTGATCCTCTTTAGCAAAGATCTGATTACCAAATTTATCAAAATCAACAACTTCAGATACACCTCTAGCACATCCTTGTAATGAAGATGGTTGATATTCCTTACCAGTGGATAAAATACTAAATCCAGTTACTTCTCCAAATCCAACATCGCAAGATGCCTGTGCTGCCAAGGGTTCTGCGATGTAAACTGTGGGAGGTTCAGTTGTAGAGTAACCTGTACCAAAGTTTATAATATTAATATCTGTGATAACACCATTAAAGACGGTTGCTGCTGCTTCAGCACCAGTACCACCAATTGATTCTCCTAGTGATCCTTTACGATCATCTACAATGTATACAGAAGGTGCATCAGTATAACCAGTACCACCAGTTAATAGATTAATGTTAGTAACACTACCATTTGCTACAGTTACATCAAGAACCTGTGCACCAATTGGTTGTACAACTCTAGCTCTTGGTGGAGTGAGGTAACCCCTTCCTCTGTTTGTAATAGTAACAGCAACAATTTCGCCATCTGGAGAAACAGTACACTCAGCAACAGCGTCAACGCCATCAGTAGGGGCTTTGTCGATGTAGATGACAGGAGGATTACTATAGCCGATACCACCATCAGTAATACTAATAGATCCAGCATTTAAACGTCCCTCCGAGTCAATAGTTGGATCACTTATTATAGCACCACTTGGGTTAACAAAGGAAATAGCAGGTATAAAATCGTAGCCTGAACCAGAATTTGTAACTCTTATACTATCTACTTGTCCAGTTGTATCATCAACAGTAATTTCTGCTTTTGCACCTGAACCATTGGTCATATCACTAGGTTCAGTGATTTTAACCTTAGGAGGGTTATAAGAACTGTAACCTTGACCACCGTTGATCAACTGAATGTCCTTAATACCTGCAACTAGGGTTCTTGCAGCAGCACCTTCACCTGTACCAACTGATGTAACGGTAACTTTAGGTGCAAAGTTTAGTTCATATCTCTTACCACCATCTTTGACCTGAATTTCTTCGATTTGACCATTTATACCAACACGAGTAACCGCTTTAGCACCTGATCCAACAGAAGGTGAAACATATTCGATAGAACGAATATGGAAAACATCCTGTGGAGTGATATTTACAAAATATTTGATTCTAGTGTTGTTATCAGTCAACACATAGTCAATATATGGTCTTAATAGAACACCATTACGGTTAATGATAAGACCAATCTCTGAAATTGGAGAATATGGAAGATTATCATAACTAATGGTCATAGAATCTTGACCTGCTAGACCATCAACTGCAGGGAAGACCAATTCTTTAATTACAGAATCAGCAAAACCAATGTAATAAAGGATTCTAGTAGAACCGACTACATCAGTACCGATTCTAGTTCTAGGAGCAGTAGTAAAGGTAATATTAGTACCACTAATCGTATAATCCACATTAGGGATCATACTCTGATTGTAGACTATGACTGCTAAGTGCTCTGCTGAGACAGGTGAGACTGGAGTACCTAAGAACTTGAGTGGGAAGGTTGTAGTGACCCCATCAAAGTCTAAAAATGGACTTTCTAGTTCTTGCCTCTTCTTATTAAATTCTTCTAGTGATAATCCTGGAGTTAGAATAGCATCAGGACCACGAACTGTATTTTGGTAGTAAATTACCTCATTATCAATCATCACAGATCCATCACGATCCATGAATCCATCAATTGACTCAACTTCTATTAAAGTATTTGTAGCATCAACGTCCTTAATCAAAGTAGTGCTAGATGCGAGCACTTTTTGATCATATTGGTCAATGTCAAGGTAATCTAATATATTGTTTAATAAGTCGTACGGACGACCAGTTTTCTCTTGAGACTTATAGTACTCAAAGAGAAAATTGACAAATTGCTCGTCTTCGTGTTTGATAAAGTCAGGTAACTGACCTTGGACTCTATCAGATATATTAACAGAACTTAGAGTTTGCATCTAATTAGAAACAGGATTCGACTTCTGGATACTCGAAAGCATCGATTGGGTAATTAATGATATTTATTGGGGTTCCACCGTAGTTCCATCCACCGAAGTTATTAGGATCAAATGTTGGAACAGTTGTTGGGTTAGTAATGAAATCAATTGGATAAACTTCAGGGTTAAAGATTGTAGGATCAACTCCTGGTGGAATTGTAATCGAATCTGAGTCTGGGTATACAACAACAGGAATTCTTGGAGTGCCATCAGATGTATCAGCAACATCTAAAGGTCCTACACAAACTATACCGTTTTGATAATCAACGGTTCCTATGCTGTTATTAAGAATTACTTCTTTTTCGTTACGAGTGGCAACTAATAGAAGATTTCCTTTTCCATCATCACGAATATTAACTGGTACTAGCACCTCAGTGGTTCTATTTCCAGAGGCATAGATGGCATCTGACGCATCTGACGCAGCAGTACCACCACCTGCAGTAGATCCGTCCGCTAAGAGGTCTGCAAGGTTCTCTGTGTACCCTGTAGCGTAGAACTTACCAGATTTAACTGCACTATACTTAGGAGGGCATGTGGAGTCTCCTGCATCGTTTCCACCTAAGTCACTTGGGTTCGTAATTGGGTTACCAAAGTCTAAACATTGGGTAAATACGTTTCCAAATGTAAATTGGTCTAAATTTTGACCCATAGTAAGTTGAGTACTGGTTCCAGAGATAGCATCGTCTGAAGCATCAACCATTGAGTTAAATTTAGATTTCTCTAATCTATTGTTAAACCTATTTTCACGATTCTGACCGTTATACTGGTCAATAGACTTGAGAATTTCAGTACCTAGTTCATTTGACGATCTAGAAGTTTCGTTACCGTTATAGAAAGGATAAACTTTAGGTGTAATATAGAATATTCTTGGGTCAACGATTACTGGTTCGATAGATGCCATCGAATACTTCAGTAATTGGTTCTTAATACGAGTTTTTGTAGTAGTATTAAGGTTAACACCCGATTTTGATCTCACAGCAATGTAAACCTTACCGTAAATAGGTGGATTTAACTTCTCACCTCCATATGCGGTAACTGCTGCTGCTTGGGGATATAGAGAAGAAACGATATAAGCATAATCGTCTTCTGTAACTGCCCTAGACTGCGTTGAGAACTGCCTAGGAGCACGGAATTTGACTGCCAACGCTGATTCCCTGTCAGTACCATCTTGACTGCTGTCTATGGTCGCTAGAGACATGCTAGAAGGAGGTATAGCACGACCTTGGGAGTCTACTGCTTGTCCAATAAAGGAAAACTTAGTACATCCGTTTGCTTCGGTTCCTGCAGTACTTACATACTCTAATATAATGAACTCATTATCAATCAATTTACGTCCTAGAACCCCATCACCGAAGATTACCTTGTATCTAAGGTCTTCAGTCTCCTCTAGGAAGTAGTTTCTTGATGTAGATGTCAAATCTACCACGTTTGTAGACAATGAATACTCATCAAGTTCTACAGACTGTTCAGAAGGTTTAACAGAAACAGTTAAAAGTTCAGTATCAACTGATTCAGCAGGTATTACAAACTCCTGCTTTTTAGTATCATCAACTGTGTATGTAAATCTAAGTAAATTACCCTGATGAATAATAACCTTACTAAAACTTGCTATACCATTGTTTTGGTCAACTGATACAGTTACATCATCTAATAAACAATAAGTGTAGGTGTCATTTGTGTTACTAGAAATGTAGACATCACCCTTTTTGATAGTTACTGTGTCTGGGTATGATTGTCCACCTGGAATCAGTGCAGTCTGAACTGCCATTCTGACGCACGCTTTAGATGCTTTAATGGAACGAGGGGTATAACCAAGCTGCTTTGCTATTCTTACAATATTATCCCTTACCGTTGCTGACTCAAGAAACGCTTCATTCATGCTCATGTTAGCATTAAATGAAGTGTAGTATGTGTTATAGGCAAGTATGTCTATTAAGTATGAAGCAGCTGATCCCTCAAAGTCATAATCAGTAAACTCATCACGAGTACGCAAATACGACTTAATGGACTCTTTTATCTCAAAGAAATCCAGAGAGGTTAATTCTGATGGGGTAGCTGGCATGTTAGGTTCTCTCTAGGATGAACTCAACTGTTTGTGTCACATTTTGACCGATTATAGAATATTCGATTCCAACGTCTAACTCATTCTCATCTATTGATTGGTTAACGCTTATACGTCTAACCGCCACTCTGGGTTCTAATCGTTTAATCGTATTCTCTATTTCATCACGAAGATCTTCTGCAAGAAAGACATCAAAAGGTTCGAAGAGTAATCCTGTTACTCTAGATCCAATGTCATACTGATAAGGTCTTTCACCAAACTGGGTAAGTATTAAATTACGAACAGATTGCTTAATTGCATTCTCATTTTTGACAGCACTAAAGTCCTTAGTATTAGGATTTGACTTAAAGGAAATTGCAAAATCCTTAAAACCTCTACTAAAGAACTTCTCAGACCTGAATCTGTAGCCTGCCATTATTTAATTGTTTATAACAGTTATCTGGATTATTTATAGCACTTTGTAGAAAGTATACTTTAAAAACAATTCTTCACCTTTTTTAATGGGTTTAATGGTCTTCATATAGTACTTCGAACCTTCTAACCACTTCCTACAGTTAGGATTTTCACTGTGATTTATAAACCCTCCTAGGGGTGTTCTGATTATCTCTTCATCTACAACAATATGGGACATCCCAAGTAACAAATTCTCAGGAATATCCTGTGAGGCAAAAATGCCCTGTCCTGCGACAGGGCTATCTTGTATATGTAAGTACTTAGGCAATGCCTGATAGCTCACTTTCCTTGTCCTCTATATTTCTTCTTTGCTCCATTACGGGAAGTTGCAGAGTACTTTGTATTCATCGATGACCCTTGTCTGGTCTTCTTTGGTTTAGTCTCTTTTAAATTCCCTGCGATGTAAACTGCCATAATCTCCTTTGAGTGTTTCTATGATGATAGCACATTAGGACTACCATATGCAACCACCGAAGAACATGGCCAAGAAAAACCAGGAAATCCGATTCCCAGAGGATCGAAGATTCGACCTATAGGGAGTTTGTAGCAAAAGACAGTCTTAGATTGTGCAATGAGGATTCTAGTGTGTCCTATACCTCCGTCTTCTATGGTAAGCATAGAACATGGGTACGGAGTTGGTATCGGACATAACGCTTTACCGCACGGACACATATGAATCACTATATTCGTGCACGGTGATGGATGGTTGATGAACCTATCACCAAATGTCATAGTTGGTAAGAAGTTCGTCAGTACCGTTGCCTTTAAAGGGTGTAGAGGACCAAAAGGTATCAATGATAGTGGTGGCCACCAACATGTCCACTGTTTAATCTTAATGGGGTACATGGGAGGAGGTCCCGAACACCCCATGACACAATGAACCGTAGACGGAATACAAATTCCGTGCCCAGAACAAGGCAATCCCGTAATTGGTGCAACTGGTAAGAGAAATCCGTATGCCATTATGTATCTTCAGTATAGTGTGATTCAGGTATCACAAATTCATCATCAAATTCATCTCTATCCGAATCGGAAGGATCATATGATGAGGGATTTATCCTCTTAGTGGTATCTATAAGAGTACCAGGATTAGTTTTGTTGGTCAAAGTTCCGAATACGAGGTCGCATTCGCTGAAATATGGATTTCCGAAGTTTTTGATAGATTCTCCATATGTGATAGTTGATCCAGTATTATAATTCAGTACCGTCATGGTTCCGTTAAACGGTCCTAGCAGTATTTCGAATTCTGAGATCAATCTGGGGTTTATCGCAATAGCAGCGTCACTTACAAAGTCCAATGCAAGTCCATATGAGCATGGAGGGTTCGCTATCCACCCAATATCCCAGAATCCCGTAGATGCTACCTTGCTTGTACCAGGATTCGCAGGACTATATCCGCAATACGCATCTAATACTCCATTTGGGTTTGATGTAGTGCGGAGATAGGTATCCCAACACTCACTCTGTGGCAATCCATTAGTCAGAGAAGTATTAATAGTGACATTCGTGAATGTATTACCGTATGAAGTGGAGAATCCTTGATTATACGCAGATAAGTTACCTCCTAACCATAATTGGAACTGTTGATACTCACTAAACCCTTGTCTGTTGTAATCATAGGTGTTTTCATCACTACCTACTGGTACAAATACGATATCACTGGAGTTACTTGGGTCACGATAGCATCTACCTTCGATATCACCTCGTTTACATGGCCAACACTTGCTATTTCCACCTGGTCCTGAGTCTCTAGTCCAAGTTAATAGGGGTTCTGGTAGATTCCTTAGGAAGTTCATGAAATCCTGCCCCTGAGAACCCGTTGTATGCCCCTCTAATGCCATCGAAACCCTGAAACTTGCCTTCTCTGCCTTCGAAGCACAATATTTGTATACCATATACCCATATGCCATCTGTTTACCCTCTTCGTTTAGGTCAAGATAGGGACAAGGTATCTCAAAAAAGCGAGTAGCGGTGTATAACTTAGGTTGAGGTAGTTCGATACAGTTTTTCTTGTTGTTCCAACCCCATAAATCAGAGAATCCGTCACTTCTATCATCTGTCATCCTCACCCCACTCAACATGTCGGGGTATTGGTTGTTCATCATCTCATTAAAACGAGGAGATGCCTTAATCGGACCTGATAAATCCTCCGCAGTGAACAATGCGTCCTCATATAATCTCGGAAACTCGATGTTTATGCAACTTGCGGGGAAGTTTGAGCACAAATTCGTCTTTTCATCATCATAATCCTTAATACGGACGTAACCAGTAGGATACTTTGTGGTAAATCCGTTCATCATAGTGTTAAATCCACCGATAACACCGTTATCCATCTGCGATACTTCCTCATCATCAGCATCTGCACGGTTTTGGATGCTCTCTTTTAGTCCATGCTCCGCTTTTACGTTATCTGCGAACGTTTTAGTGGACAGATTTACATTTGGACCACGCATCTTGTAAGATTCCTTCTCAGATTCCACAATATAGATGTTCGGTCTCTCATTTGGATCAGGATCATACCCGCTTCCACGGTCTTTGATGAGTATTTCTACAATAGAACCGTCTTCATTGATCTGTGATATCTCTAAAACTGCTTTTTTGAGAGGAGTTTTACCTTTTCCCTCTCCACTTGCTCTTCTTAATTGCTTAGATCCTGTGTTTATGGTCTTACTTGTGCCACTTATTTGCACATCACCCGTAATTGATCCTTTTCCATAGGGCATTAAGTTCTCTCTTTCCTGATATGACTCACTCATATCCTCTTCTAGCACCGCAGACTGCTTCTTTTTGATATCTTTCATACCAAAATTGTTCTTTGTACCGTCTGGATTGTTAACTGGGTCGTTTGGAGAGTCCACAAATGCCTGATCCCATCCACCCATGTTGTGAAATACCTTCCTTGCGTTGTCATTAGCGGATCTTTCGGTCAAAACTGCAGGTTGTTCGATGTCAATCTTCGGATTGTTGTATCCAAATCCTGCATTTATGATGTCTACACTCGCAACTCTACCCTCTGAATCAATATTTGCTCTAATTTCTGCTGTATCTAAGGTACGATTTGCGATTAATTGCTGTGGATCGATCTCAATACGGTAGTAAGTGATCTTTTTAGGGAATTCATACACCCCAAAGAACGCACCTTTGTCCTTAATACCATATCCTGCGAGTACTTGGATGCCTCCACCGTCCGAAGAAGTCAAAGCTTGTTGATATGTGAAGTCATTTCCCTTTCCAGAGAGCTCCATATACCCTACTTTTAGCTCATCACCGAAATATCTGACCTGTGTAATGTCCCATCCGTTGATTTTTTCACCAACAAACCACGATCCTGAAGTAGTTGTGTACCGAAATAGTATTCTTGTACTGGTTGTATCCGCAACTAGGAACGATTCATTGACATTTTTCGACTTCATGTCGGATAAAGTCATCTTTGTCTTCAGAGTTTCCCAAGAATCTGCTCTGACTTCGTAAAATTGACTGTAATATTCGTAAGATGGTACACAATTCTGCTGTTGGTTCGTACAACACGCTGCATCTGACAGTCCAAAGTTGATTCCGAAGATCGGACCGTTCCATGGATACGATGTATCGTACAAATAGTAGATAAATTGACTGTCATAAGACTGCTCAAATGACAAATAGCGGGGAAGTGCTGCTTTTACTGCTCCATTTCTACCATAAAACCACTCAAACAGTGCATCTGTGGTATTAACTCCCGAAACATTAGCTGGATTACCCCAACCTTGGATCGCAGGAACGCCAGATTGCTCTCGCATGTACTTTTCATACGTCCAATCGTTGTTAGATCCGAAAGTTCCAGACCATTGATACCAATTTGACCTGTTAACTCCACATTCTCCAGTCGGTCCAATGGATCCTACGTCAGCATAGGTGGAAACTGCACTGCTCGATCTGTTTATTTCGAAGCAGTATCCAACTATACCTACATATCCCCACAATCCTCCTCTAGGTCTAGGGCAATCTGGCACTCCTCCACCAGGATTCTGCAATCCAACCTCATTTTCAGGTGAAATTGTGTAGAAGTGATCCCTCTTCATTGTATTTGTATCATAATAATACTCATACAATGGTTTAACTGACTCTCCAGGTGCTGCATATGCTGCTGCTCCTGCAGAACTTGTCCAAATATATCCTAATACTTCTCTTAATGCGTACCCAGAAGGAGGAGATGCGTTGGTTGACATCATTGAGTCGTTCAGAGTTGCATTATAATGCAGATACAACGCTGTAGTACCGACTGCTTGCTTCCTTGCTATATGAAATACTGGTCTTCCATCACGAGGTTCCTTGTTATAACCCTCCATGACCTTCTTTGCGTTGGGGTCATTGGGAAAATCCCTCTGATAGTCTAATACTTTCTGTATTGTAAAGGTATGATCCTGATACTTGGCACGGTACCATCTGTATATTGCCTGACGCATCCCATCACAAGTACCTACACAGGTCTCATCATTGTCTCCGAGATATAAAACTACGTCCTTACCCTGTATCATAGAGCCAGGACCGAATCCGTTAAACGTAATATTGTAGTTAGTACCTGGTCCGCTATGGTAATCGTGTGATCTGTACCCACCAAAAGCAGGACGTTTAAACGTCTGACTGAATGAACCAGATGTTACTACGTTCGGATAACTTCTTCCTGTCTCAATTATATAAGCTGGCATTACTCCAGTTCTTTGATACGACCCTCCAACATATTTAGTCTGGTATACAGATCGTCAAATAACTGACTTAGGTTTAGATAATCTTCATACCCCTCAGGTTTGTATTTTACCATATCAGCACCAGGCGGGGGTATCTTACTAAATGCTTCTTCTAATCTCTTGGATCTCTCGGCAAGGTTTTCGAGTGCCTTACCGATCATCTCCATATGTTCTTTGTACTGATCTAAGAATTCTTCCATAATGAAACGACGGTATTTTTTTTACGGTAATTTTTTTTAATCCTTTACCTTATTAAGTATAACAGACCCGTCAATATCCTCTTCGAAATCCAACAAAGTCCCTTCTATCCATCCCAAGTCCTCAACAAGTGCCTCAGGGAGTCTCATGAAGAAATCTCCTTCTTCGTCCAATTCTACTTTCATAGCATATCTGTGATCCATATTACGTTTTGTATCTCTAGACACTTTATATAGTGTTTTCCTTTTTCCGAAGTACAAGTTCTGTATAACTTAAATACATCTTCCCATCATCCTCCAAGTCCACCAACGTGGAATTGCACTGGTATGGGTGGTGTAACATATAACCTCCCTCTAGGTATATTCCGATATGATTGCATAAACGATGCCCTTCAGCGTTCCTGTAACCGCCTTTCAGAGGTTCTATGAACAGTCTCATGATCATGACATCACCCTCTTTCATGATATGATGATCAAAAGAATCCATGTTGTTTCCCTGATATATTACAGTACTGCCATTGGGTGCAGCAGAATGTATATAATCTGTTTTAAAGTAATACTTCTTCTCTGAAGGATAGTCATATAAAGGTATACCGTATTGCTCCTCATAGAACTTAAGGATAACACCATAACATCCTCCGATGTTCTGTTTTTGTTTCCACCACGGTAAGTCCATATAAGACTTCCACCTTTCCCAAGTATCTGAGTAGGTAGGTCTTAGTCCCATATTCTTCTTAATTGCCTCACGTCATCCACCCCAAAGAGTGATCTGCATTTATTCTCAGCATCCTGTCTGAGATTACTCTCACAAAGAAACTCTACCTTAACAAGACGATTGCTAGGGTAGAGTACTTGTGCTTCCCATCTAGTAGGTGTCATGCGGGTACCACATTAAATGTCAGTGTGATTCTATTATCTGTCTGATTACTCTCATATCCATGAGTCAGATTAGATGGATAGATTACTACGTCACCCTTTTTAAATGGTACAGTTGCTTCCTGTAGATTAAAAGCAGTCATCTGTTTAAACGGTAACATCATTACAGGGAACATCTGAGATTGTACCTGACGCTTAAACTTAAGGAAACTATGCTGTTCCTCATCATAGTTAATAAAGAACGTACCACTAAACACACAGTTAGCATGTTCATGGGGGGCATAGATAGCACCTTGATGTGCAACCTCTACATATACATCATTAATACGAAACTCAGAAGCATAGTTTAAACCTTCATTATTATGAAAGTGTACACATTCCATTAACTGCTTCTCTAGATCAGGCATATCATGTAGGATCTGATTAGTCTTACCTACCTGTTGTACGTTATGACATAG